AAACAGGCATTGAATTTTGATACGTCTTCCGTCGTGGGGTGTCTCGTAACCCACGACCATCTTTGACCATGCAAAAGGTGCAAAGGATGCAATAAAAGCAGGAATGGACATATATGCAACCAAAGGCACGTTTTTAGCACTACAATTAAGCGGGCATAGGTGTAAACGCATCCGTGCTGGTAACCAGTTCAAGTTGGGCGATTTCGACATAATGCCATTTAAAACGGTACACGATGCGGCTGAGCCTGTTGGCTTTTTGATTGCCAATAGTAAGGGCGAAAAGCTTTTGTTTTTAACCGATACTGCATACTGTGAATATAAGTTTAAGGGACTAACTCAAATAATGATAGAGTGTAATTTTTCAAACGATATTCTAAATGATCAGGATATGCCGACAGGACAAAAACAGAGATTGCTTAATTCTCATATGAGCCTTGAGCGTGTACTGGATTTCTTCGAAGAGAACGATATTGGCAAGCTGGAAGAGGTGCATTTGATACATTTGTCTGATGGCAATAGTGACGAAAAGTTGTTTAAGCGAAAGGTGCAGGAAGTTGTGGGAGTGCCTGTTTACGTTTGTGGAGATTGATATGGCAGGTGAGAAAATGATAAAAGGCTGTCACGCATACGGGCGGCACGACCTATGCCCTGCCTCGTGGTGCAAGCGGGCGCAGGGCGAGTGGTGTTCTAAATATAAATGCTTGCACTACGATGGGCGGGAAAAAAGTATATTTCAGATTGAGAAGGAGAAGGGCGATTAAACAAATGAAACAAATAATCCCAACAGAGAGCCAAGAACAGGTTGCATTTATGCAGTGGGTAGACATGTTCTTCAACGGCAATGAAGAGTTTGTTTTTGCAATCCCTAATGGCGGTTTGCGTAATGTTGTAGTTGCGAAAAAGATGAAGGCAGAGGGTGTTAAACCTGGCGTTCCAGATTTATTTTTCACCCTCGCCCGTGGTGGGTATCACGGTCTTTTTATCGAAATGAAAAGGATCAAAGGCGGCTCGACCAGCAAAGACCAAAAAGATAAAATTGAGCGGTTACGGAACTGCGGATATAAAGTTGATGTTTGTAAGGGCTTCGACGAGGCCAAGAAGTCAATTCTTGAATATGTGTCAACCACCCCTGAGCTAAAGACTCACGGGCTTGTAAGGTGACTTACAGGATAGGTCTTCGGGCCGAATGGGTGATTAGTCTAAGTTCTTCGAGAACTACGTTGTTTAAGTCATGACACCAGTGAATGCCTCCCAAGTTTACTGCTCTGTCGCTTAGTATTAAAAGACCTCAACGGGTCGGTGTGCTAAGCGAAAAAAGCTTTTACAACATTGACGATGGGAATCAACCCCGCAAGGGGATTAGTTAAAATTTAACTGAGTATTTATATGAGAGTTTTTGTAATGAACAAGCACGGTGAAGCATTAATGCCATGTAAGCCTCGCAAAGCGAAAATCTTACTTCGTGAGGACAAAGCCAGGGTTGTTAAGCGTAATCCGTTTACAATACAACTCAAGCACGGATCTACTGGTTACAAACAAGACTTAACGATTGGCGTTGATACGGGGCATAACGAAGTTGGGATATCCGTAGTTTCGGAAACGAAGGAAGTTTTTTCTGCTGTTGCCACTATGCGTAATGATATTTCTGACAAAATGATTTCTCGAAAAATGTATCGCAGAAATAAGCGCAACCGTTTACGTCACAGAAAACCCCGTTTTTTAAACCGTTCTGCCAGTACACGGAAAGGGCGTTTAGCGCCATCTGTGCAATGGAAGGTGGAGTCCCATTTTAAGCTGATCAACCAACTTAAATCGTTACTGCCTATTACCAAGATTGTTTTAGAAACAGGTACGTTTGATATGGCTAAAATGAACAACCCTGAAATCACAAATGAACAATATCAGCAAGGGGTTCAATACGGCTTTGAAAATGTGAAAGCCTACGTATTAGCCCGTGATGGGTATAAGTGTCAAAGTGACCAAAAAGGTTGTTGTGACAATCTCGAAGTACATCATGTTACTTTTCGTTCTAAAGGTGGTTCTGATGCCCCAGGTAACCTCACAACTCTTTGCGCCAAACATCACAAATCGTTACACGATGGTAAGTGGGCATTGACAGGCGGCAAGCGTAAGAGCCTGAAATCATCGACAACGATGAATGTGATACGGTCACAGTTATTAAGATTATTGCCTGGTGCAATTGAAACATTTGGGTATGTGACCAAGGCGAATCGCTTTCATCATGGTATCGAAAAATCGCATAGTAATGATGCTTTTGTCATTGCGGGTGGATCGACCCAATGCCGAGCAAGTGAGCGGACTATTCTTTTCAAGCGCAAAAACAATCGATCTTTGCAGAAAAACAGAAAAGGGTTTGCTCCTGCTATTCGTAGACAACGCTCGCAAATACAACCCAAAGACCTGATTACGTGGAATGACCAGACCTATATAGCTCAAGGTATGCAAAATAAGGGCACGTACCTTAAATTCACAAATGGCGTTAAGTCCTTTGTTAAAAACATGAAACACATAGAAATAGCCTTTCGTCAAAAGGGATTGATTTATTCGTGAGTGGCTACAAAACAAAGAATCATTCAAAGTTTTTAGTTATTTATCACATTAAGTCGGTAGTTGAAGATTTAAAGGAGTTGGAAGGGGTCAAGATGTTTGCCCCTAAAATCCAATAAGAAGAAAGAGAATATCGGGGAATCAAGGGTCAACGGCGTTGACCCTAAATGCCACAAAGAAGAAAGAAGCATAGATATTATGCAGCCCAACGAACCTTTAACAATGGAGAGATTTATATTATGAGGTGTAACAAGTGTAATTCACCGTTAATCGACACCAGCATTGTAGCTGGGGCAAAGTTCTTTTTCTCTTGTCCCAACTGCAATAAATTGTCAACACTGAAACCCGAGGAGGTATCTGTTCCCATAAAAGAGGAACATTCTAGTTTTGACGAGTGGTGGAAAAACTTACGAAACAACGACCATCTATTGGCAATGCACAGGCTCGATGCTTTTGAGCAAATATCCGCCCGCCAGTGCCACATCTCGTCGATTAGGCAGATATCGTGCAGGAGTTCAACAGCAATCTATTTTCTAATGCGTATATGACCGGGGGAACGCCTCCTTGCACTCTTGTGACGGTTTTTCGCCACGTACGAGCTCCAGCTGGCAGGATAACTTGAAATAATCGTTGAGGAATTGTGACGGCGCTGAGAAGATTACTTCATCTGGAAGCAACGGCTCATAAATATCAGCGGCGCCTGGAGTACCTTTCCCGCAACACCCGCCTGATATCATCAGCATCAGGAGAATGATCAATACTGTTGATCTGCTTATTGAGTTCATTTTCAGCCCTCGTTTGTTTCAGTTCTTCGCCCTGGCCACCTTGTTTTTTTGAGCTAGTAACAGCCCACAAAAAGAACGCAATTATCACAGCCACTGCACTGATTGCTGTCCACATTATTTCACCTTAAAGGCAACTTAAAGGCACCTATATCAGGCAGGCGCGCAACCAGATTCTTAACAAGTTCCGTTGCTTCTGCTTTGCTGAGATCGGGGGCCATCCCAAGAAGTTTATCAACAGCCGCGCCATGTTTCCAGCCCACAACCTTTTTATCCATGCCCGCCGCAAATTCCCGCATGGACTGTTCTTCAACTCTATAGATGGCGTTCACAGCCATTTTCTCAAGATTGGCTGTGAGATCCTTCTGTACTTCGATCCCCAGTTTCTTCTTCGCGTAATAAGTCATGAACGCCATCACCATCGCGACGAGAACCGGAATGATGGCTTCAAAAAGCGGCTGGACTGTCAACATCAAAAAATCATACATTTTAAATCTCCATTAAATTGGGTTAAGAATTACCTATAGCTATCCGAGAAATTTAAACCAGTCGCCACATACTACTAGAATTCTTGTAGCGACTGGTTCAAATATTAATAGTAGTATACCTAAAACAAACGTCAAAAACTGAGCTAACACCGCCGTAAGAATCAAGAATAACCTACGATCTAGCTTGCCTACGTCTTTCTTCACTTCTCCTATTTCTTCGTGTAAAGCCTTATGCATTCGGTTACACGCCTCTTGCCGTTGTTCACATAGGTTACGAAAGAATAAATCTCCTTCACGCCTTCCATTTGGTGACATAATTCGCCTTTCTTCATCCATATACAGTTAACTAAGATTTGCTATTCTGTCCGAAAGTTCTTGTGCCCTTTGTGGAGTTTGAGTAGCCCATTTACTATCAAGCATTTCTTTAGCCGCACCCTGAAAGTCCCATTCTTCTAAAAGCATTAAGGTTTTTCCAAAGTCCATAAGACCCGCTATACCCATTTGATAGGCCATTTCGATAAGCACATGCTTAGCCGCTTCCGGTAAGTTTTTATATAATCTTAGTTCTCCACGTAAAATTGTATCAATCCTAACAATTCGTTTGTTAACAATATCAGCACTCTCTATTTCCGTAATGTATGTTAAACCATGACCAAACGTAGGAATTTTCCAGCCGTGCAACGGGTCAGGGTACGGAGTACTTTTGAAACCTTCGTGCTCAACAATGCTTTGTTGAACTTTTCTCATGTCTTTAAGCCTCTTCGTTGACGACGGAATAGTCATAGTTGGTGTCCTTTTTTGGGCGCAGGGCCGTAGTATGGCCTCAGTCGCATTTGTCTTCCAAAATTTTACAGGGTAAATAGACGGCGAAAAACACAAAGAGGCAAACCGCCAGAAAGGCACACCATCCAACAAACTCTTGTAGATATTTCCATGCTTTGCTCATGTCTTTAAGCCTCTTCATAGGCATATATCTT